ACGTTTTTGTTTCCGATAGCTCAAATGGACACTTCATTGAACTTTCAATCAGTCTTCATGGCTTGGTTCTCTCGAACCATGCGCGATTATAATAATGGCAAACCATTACCGACTACGATATATGTTTGCCAAATCGTGGCTACTATTTATTTATGGAGTATATTGCTTATAATCTTGAAACATGCTTTCAAGCACCTACTTAGGAACTTGCTCATGTTTGTGAGATTTTTAGAAATATGCACACCTGAATCATGGTTTAGCTGGATCACTAATAACTTCTCAGGAAAGATTCAACCTGATTATAGAAATATGTTACGTGGAATCCAAATGAGACAATTACCTCCAGCTGCCAGACATACTCACCCGAACGCTGCCGGATCACGCACTGTCGCCAACTCTTGGATTGACGATGCCATCCGAGCTATAGGTAGAGTTCCCCTGTCTATCTCATGCTCGACACGAGATATACGTAACGGCAATGATTGTCAAAGGTTCGCTTATTTTTCAAAGGACCTCACTATACCCTACTGCACTGATCGTGTACGTTCACATAATGCTATAAAGCTTATTGACGTAGATTATTACGTTAACATGCCAAAATTACTAGTTGATTTTGTGCCTTGTTTTCTTTATACCTACGTTCCTGAACGTGTCGCGAGCAAACATCCAGATGCTACTACTTATATACAAGACAATGTTTTACATACTCTTGTAAATGGTGGTGGTACATATGAACATGAAATATGGAATTATGAGACGGATGTTCTAACAATAGATTATTGGTGGGGCTCTTTGATTTATCATGTTGAACAACGCATACTTGACAACCAACGACGCATCGTCTACCTCTTACCCGCACGCAAGGTTTATGGGCCTTTCGCGTGGATACTACCTGGTCGACGATTAATACGGTGCAATTATACCTTCCAAGGTGTAAATCTTATTCGATCCCAAATCAAGAAAGACGACAACACTCATACTATGATTTCCTTAGGTCAAAATGGTCAACGTTTTTCTCTTGACTGCCCTGAAGACATTTTCACCGCAGCCATGATACGTTGTAATTTGGCAAAGGAACCATCAATTAGTGATGTTGAAAGAATTTTCCGAGCCCATAACTTAGAAAATCCTGATCTTGCAGCTGCCATATTTATTCAATGTTATAAATTGGCACCTAAAGCTTTAAGCACATGTGTACCAACACTCACTGTGCCTAAATGGAACGAAAAAGACACCATCACCTACCAAACATTATCACCATTAGTGATGGAAGATGGCAAACCTTGCGCACGTACAATTACTCGTCCAATCCTCCCAACAGGACGGGTGCCCGCACGATCGTTTAACAATGATAATGCATGCATTCAAGGTCGAGTTTTGAACGTACGCAATCCGAACGCACCCATACCACCATTCTACCGTCAATGCCGTGAAGAATTTCTTGAATTCTTTATTCCGCGCGTCGAGATGCATACTTACGCGCCGATGAATGAAGCTTACGTTGAATCTATGCAGAACCGCCCGACCCAACGTCACCAAGCTGAAAGAGCCAAACCTTTCGCTGGATATTTGAAATTTATAGTCAAAGCTTTTCAGAAAGCTGAAGTCTATGGAAAAATCAACTATCCGCGCAACATCTCTACAGTGCCAACTGATCACAAATTACGATTTTCCGCATTTGTTTATTCATTAGCACCATTGATGAAACGCTGCGACTGGTATGCTTTCAGTTTAAACCCTAAACAGGTCACTGAACGCATAAGAAATTTGGTCTCAACAGCAGAAAGTATTACTTCAAATGATTTTTCGTTTTACGACGGAACTCATGGTGACTTCAAGCACGAGACGGAACGAATGCTATTTATGCGCGCATTCGCATTACAATATCACAACGAAGCTGAGAAATTACTTGGTGTTATGCGCAACGCTCCTGCAATAACAACGCACGAACTACGCTACAACACCGGCACAGGTTTGATTTCAGGTGCAGCTGACACGAGCTTTGGCAATACACTCATTGATGCCCTCATAGCCTATATCGCACTACGTATGCGATATGATCCTAATACATCTTGGACAAAACTAGGGTTATATGGGGGAGATGACAACTTGAACATTGATATACCTGCTGAATTGCATGTGAAAGTGGCGACTAAACTTGGTTATAGGCTTAAAACTACCACTATCGCACGCGGCAGCCCAGTCCCTTTCTTAGGACGCGTATTCCTCGATCCGTGGACCACTGACGCATCAGTGTGTGACATACCACGGCGCATGCGCTCCTTACACATCACGGTATCGCCCAACACTGTACCACGCGAAGCGGTCTTGTATCGTAAAGCTGAATCCTATCTCATCACTGATTCGAACACACCAGTCATTTCTAATTGGTCGAAATTAGTCTTGAGGAGTTTTCGAAAGAGCGATGCGAAATATGATCCGCTTATACGCAACGATTTGCCTTATCAGATTAATCCGGAAAATAACTGGACTAGTCCTGATGAGACTGAACGAGCATATGCCATGTACTTGGCCGCGCGGGACATTGGCGTAGATGTGACAGATTTACAAGCTCTCTGTGACGGGATGGACGCCTGCCAACATATTGATCAGCTAGATGTGAAGTTTGAAGTTGAACCCACTGTTGTTATACCAGCAGTGGTCAACGGTCAAATTGTCACCTAAGTTCAAGTTATGACGTATAGATGAACTTGCCGATGCGAGGAGTCGGCTCTGGTAATAATAATGCCACCAAAACAGCAACCAAAGAAGAAATCAAATAAACCAAGAGTGAAGAATGCAAAACCCACTCTTTCAGCGGCACGCCGCACACCAAACTCAATCATCACAACCTTACATCAGCCAACCAGACGACCAACAGGCCACTCGAAGTACGTGCTCTGCCGAGCCTTCCCCTTCGCAGCGCCTGGGGGTGATGGCCATCCTGATGGTGGTAACAGCAATTATGTCGTTTCTGACTCTTTTGCTGTGTGCAACTTTTCTGCTAGCGCGTCCGGTCAAACAGTTGTGCTTCAAACTCTACCGAGTCTTCCCTTTATGGGGATCCTCAAGAGTTCACAATCTCTAACTGTTGACACGAACGCAGTAACAGGTGGGACTGTTGGCCTTGACGGGACTTTGCTTGGATCTTGGACTCCGGTGCTATCACCGAACGTTTTTACAGGATCAATCACACCCGGCACGGCTTATACCGACCCCTGGCAAAGCACTGGAATACGCTTTGTCACACTTGGCTACAGAATCGTCTACACTGGCCCAGCAACAACTTGTGCTGGATCAATCACCGTCACACCAAATTCACCCACCGTGGAATTGTTTGGCACAACTAGCGCAGCTGGTGTAACAGTAAAAGCCGTTACGAACACACTAGTTGACAATGGCGCGTATCCTAACAACACGCCCTTGCTTCTAATGGAATGTGTTATAAATCCTAGCGCAATGACAAGATCATCGCGCACGTACCGGCCAGAACAAGGTGTTACTTTGATTCCTCAACATCGTACCACCAACTTCTCAATTCAACCTACACCACTCACACCATGCGCCTTGATCGCAAATAAGAACGTCGCTGTGAATGAATCAATTTACAGTGCCGTCATCAATGTCGCTCCTGCACGCCGTGAAGGTGTGATATGTTTCGACAACGCATGGTCAGGCTATCAAGTAGTTTTCAACAACTTGAACGCTGACGCCTCCTATCGTATAGAAGCCGTCATTTGCCTTGAGTTTAATCCAGCCGTAGGTACACCGTTCTTCAACACATCAAAAGATAAATCACCAAACAATCCTGCTGATTTAAAAGCAGGAGATGAAGCCGCGTCTAAAACGCCTATTGCTCCAAGCACTCGCTAGGAAGCACCAGTGCCTGACGCGAATCACGGTGTTACATCTTATGATGGTGATAAGAGCAAAGAGATCACTGTGTACGATTACACTGGCAACAACACTTTCACGCACTCCAACACTGGTAAAGAACCGCACAGTATAATGTATGGACCTAAGGACAATCCCTCTTATTATCGGGTTGAACCTAACCATATGGCTTACTTACATCCGGGCCTTGACGGTGGAAGCGTAGTGCGCGATTGGGCAGTTACACCAGAGTACGTATCGGATAAGAATATGGTCAAAGTCAACTCGAAAACTGCTACACGCGAAAAGAACGCCAAAGAGATGAAGAAACTTCAACAATATGGCGATCAAACTTTCGTCGGACAGCATATTGGGTTCACATAGCCACACTCCCGCCCAACACGG